GATGCAACATAGTCGCGTTTTGGCTCTAGTAGCGCAAGATCTGACTGCAGCACAAACAAGTGACCTTCATACACCAAAATGAATTCAGCATTATCCATAGCGTCAACAGCATCTTTGGTGCTGATTGTGTTGTTGTCTTTGAAGAATTTTTTGATTGCTGGTGCAAACTTTTCAAACATATATTCATGCGGCGTACTGTCTGCCACTCTGTCTGGCAAAGTGAAATTGTGTTCAAACAATTGCAACTGTTTGTAGCTACCGCATCCACCAACAAGCATCTGATCCTTCTTGAAGATCTTATTGTTTTTGTATTCGCCTTTGGTGAATCGGTTGCTTCCCTGTGTGTCGCTAGCAATGTACGATTTTCCACCTTTTACGGCGGCCATTATCAATGTCATTTTTGTTTGTTTGTTAGATCTCTCATAATTTCAATTGCTTCAGTTCGATTTTCTTGCCGCTTTTCCAAGCCAGACTTTGATGATGATGTTGAATCATTATCTTCAAGCAGCTCTAGCACTCTGCGCATTTTTGATAGCGTTCGCACTACTCTGCGGAATCCTGTGTTTGGATTGTTCATAGCTCTAATTGTAGCATGACTTGCTGCACCTATCAATGCTTTTTCCCCAAATTTGGCCAAGTGATTTCCCCACCAATCCTATTTCCCCAATCATCCACAAGATGGCTGAAGTGTTTTGAATGATATTCACTTACTCCATGCACGTACCGATCACAGCGCAATGTAGTGCCATCGTGGATTGTTACTTCTGCGCCGCACAATTCGCCGCAACTCATAAAAGTTTGCTAGCTACTCCATCAGCTTTTCTGAATAATTTGTCAGCGGCGATCACCTTTGGATGCATCATGTACACATTGTCATTCAATCCACGGATGTGCAGGCCAGCCAGTGATTTCACACGGCTGATCGCAACGTACCCTTGGCCAAACTCAAATACTTTCGACAGATCCATCTTGGCGGAATCCAGCGACATCCCTTGTGATTTGTGTACCGTCACAGCCCACGCCAGCCGCAATGGAATCTGCTTGATCCACGCCTTCACGTGACCATCTTCTTCAAACTTCCATTCGGCTTTGTCTGGCATCACAGTCTGGCCGTTCTGCAGTTTGATCTTTGGCAGCCCGTTCTTCATGAATTCAGTGACCACTCCAATGCTGCCGTTCACGTATCCTTCATCAAAGTTGTTGCGTGTGAACATCACCGTTGCGCCCTTCTTCAGCACCAGCTTTTCTGGTGACAAACATCCGCGCTTCAGTGTGGCAACTAGGAAATCAATCCCACTGGTTTTCATTGTGAAGCTGTGTTCCTTTTCATCTATCTTGGCCAACTCCATTGCGTTCACACGATCCACATCGGCATTGTGCGTATATAGCTGCGTGACTGGCTTTGCAGTCAGTGCGCACTTTGCAAGAATCTCTTTGTGCTGATCAGTGATCGTGCCGTGCCGCATAGCAGTCAGCACTTCCAAAAATACTGGATCATCCTGCCTGTGTTGCTCTGTCAAATAGCAGACTTCTGGCATTGCCAATTCCCATGATCCAGATTCAAATGCAAACAGCCGTTCTTCTGGCTCACGCACCACTGGCGGCAATTGAAAGAAGTCACCTACAAATACCACCTGCAGGCCACCAAATGGCTCTAGTTTGGATCTGATAGCGCGTAGCACTGCATCTACATCTTCAAGCGCCACGGCATCCATCATGGAAATTTCATCAATGATCAAAACATCAGTGGCTTTGATTTTCTTGGCCACCCATTGATTGCGTTTGATCCCTGCAACCTGCTCTTTTGTCAGCCGCCGTTTGATGCCAAGCCCTGCCCATGAATGGATAGTGCTGCCGTTGATGTGTGATGCGGCAATTCCAGTAGTGGCAGTGATCGCATACGTGATCCCTTCCTTCTTCATCCACTTCACAAATTCACAAATGGTGTGTGATTTTCCAGATCCAGCTTCACCAGTCAGAAACACATTGTGACCTTCCTTCAAAACTTCTAGTGCGTTTGATTGGATCATAACTAGTACCAGTCAGCGCCTTTTACTTCATCCAGCCGCTGGCGTGTCGGCAAATAGAAATGATAATCATTTGAATCACTACCACGATATTCTGGATCTTCATTCATTTGATATTCAAAATAAGAAAAATCGTGAACATAAAATTGAATCCATATTGTTTCTTCATTGGTGTGGCATCCTGTTTTTTCTTTGGTGTATTTGATATCAAAATCACAACCAGCTTTCAACAAAGCAAATGCTTGACCAAGCTGAATTTGTGCTGATGCACTGTCACGATTTCTCCAATTTGTTTGCTGAACAAATGCAGATTCACATATTTCAATCAATTTTTCTCTTGTGTATATTTTTCTAAACATTATATTTTTCTCAATAGTTATAATAAATCGGATCTTCTTCAGTGGCCGCAAACATATCTTCACAGTTAGTGCAAAAATGCTGGCCTTCGATTGTGCTGCCAATGCACTGATCGCATATCTGTTGCTGGCAGTTGGCACAAATTTCTTGTGCTGTGCTTTCACATAGATTGCAATCAAACATATCAGCTGACTTCTTTTGCGTTATCTAGCACCTTTGCAGTAGCGGCTTCATCATCCCTTCTTTGTTGGCTGCAGCCATAGCATTCCATTGGCGGAAGTTTTGGCAGCTTGCAGATAGATTTCTGCCAGTGTGTGTTGCCGCTGTATATAAATTTCACAGCTCCGCATTCACATTGACCAAGCATCTTTTCTGCTTTTTGTAGTTTATTGACTGGCATGATTTGTACTGGTTTTGAATGTGCCAAGCGGCTTGCATTCAGTTTTTTCAAACACTTCTGGTTTGTCGTGCATGTTGCAATCAATCTTTGTGACCCGTGTTTGATCATCAGATCTCTTTTCACTGACGATCACACGTGTGCCACCAAAGAATTGCACTGCTACTGGATTTGCTGTGCGCACTGTGACTTTGCCGTCATGGTAAATCGTTTCGATTTCGCATCCAGCTGCTATTGCCCATTTGAAATGATCATCTTTTTGCACCTTCTTCATCAGATCTGCGGCTAGTCGCTCTGTCAGATCAGTAGCTTCACGGCGGATATCTGCTTCATTCACTACACTGCCAAATTTTTTGTTCATCACTGGTTTGTTATGTTGTTATATATACAGTGTACACAAGTGATGTGTACGTTGCAAACTATCGCTTGTGCATAAGTGCATCAGCTTCAGCACGGTTTGCTGCCTTTTCACGCAGTTCTTTTGCGCGCTCATAGCGTGCCATGTGCATCTTCTGCATACTGGTGTCATATACCAGAATGGCAAAGTCAGCAGTGAACAACTGGCGGATCATCCAGATCAGCAGGCGTTCTGGCATCCAGCTTTTCTTTGGCCGCACGGCTAGCTTCATGACATCAATCTGCTTGTTGGTGATCTTGGCAACGTGTCGGCGCTGCGCTTGTGCAATTTTTGTATCTTGTTTCTGGCTCATAGTTATTCGGTTATTGATTCAACTTTTTGATCATCGTATGCTGGCACTCCACTGAATACTTTTTCAATTTCTTCAGCCAGCTGCTTCACGTCTTTTGCTACCCACGTACCAGCTCCATCAATATCTGGATCAATCACAAAGCCATTCACGGCACGCACGATGGTGACAGTATCTGGCCGCACCACAGTGAATTTGCGTGCTGGTTCAACTTCTGCTTTTTTCTTTTTGTCTTTGACTGCCATACGCTATTTTTTTGAATTAGTAGCACGCTTCTTTGGTGCAGATGCCATTGATGCTTGACCCTTGCTGGCCGCATTTTCTTCTACAGCTGCAGCAATGTCAGCATCCTTGGCCACCTTTGCTTTGCTTCTTGCACCCACTCCAGTTGCAGTCACGCCATCAGCCTTCGACACGTTTGCTGACTCAATGCCAGACTTCTGTACGATCTCGAGCAGCATCGGAATCCCTTGTGATTCTGGAATATCAGTTGCGCCAACTGGTGAAGAAATGGTGAACATTTCAAAAAGCCAATCCACTGATTCTTTGTGATCGTGGCCAGCTTCCATGCGGCCAATGACAAATTCAGCTGCGCGTGTAGCTGGAATGATCAGCCGCACTTTGAAATTGGCCAGCTGTCGCACACGGTTTTCTGCAAAGAAATCAGTGAATGATTTGTGAAGTTTTTGATGATTAGTTTTCATGACGATTGGTTGTGAATTTTATTTGTAATGATCCTTGTATATCCAACATTCTACACACACCAGAAACACTCACAGCGATCTGCTGTGATATTTGTTGCTGAAGCTCTGGCGGCACGTTGGTTTTGCTGAAGTCAAAAGTGCATCCGTATTCTGGTTTGGCTGCTGGTGCAGATCCATTTTCAATCACAGCTTTGGCTACGATCTCTGGCAGTTTGTTTTCCAAGATATTCATGACCTTCTTTTCAAATCTAGCTTGGCGCGTTCGCGCATCAGTAGCCATCTTGCAAGCCTTCATCAGTAGATCTCTGTCTTCTTGTTTCAGTGACATACTAGATTGATTTTTTGCCAATTATAGTTGCATCCAAGATCCGCTTTGCACGCCGTGACAAACTGAAAAAAGGTGCAATATAGTTGTTCTGTTTCTTCTTGCCTGTCTGCATGTTGTAGCGTTCGCCTTTGTTGACGTGCTTGATTGTGATCTTGCCAAGCCCCCACAAAACAACTTCACCATTTTCAATTAGTGAATCATAAATCTTGCGCTGGATGTGATCGGGGATCACCACAGTTTTTTCTTTGATGGTTGCCATTTTCGTATTTTTACTACTACCCTTGGATCATCACGATCAATATCCTTGTACGTGTGATCAGCTTGAATCAGTGAATCATCTGCGTACACAATCCCACTCATGGAATCCAAAAGTATTTTTTTATAATTATCAATATCGCGCTTTCGCGCATCACCAAAGAAGTATTGGATTTCAAGTTCAACATCATCTGCAATCACAGCTTCACAGTATTCCCTGTGAAGCGTGGTTTTGTAGATCATGCTGATCCGCTTGCCAGCATCCGTCATGTACATTCCGTACTTGCTTTTCTTGTACAGATGGCCAGTTGTTGGCGGCGGCGGACGCAATACAATTTCTATCACACCAGTCATTATAGCATCACATGCTGCTTTTTGCTGCACAATAATGCACAACGTCTGCTTCCATTTCTTCACCAGCTATCAAATACGGATGTGCTGCCAGATAGTCAAAATCATTATCGCGCAACTGGTATCCCAATCCCTGCAGCCAGCTGAATGTGTAAATGAAGAATTGCTTTTCTTCTTCATTGGTATGGCCAACTGTGCGGTGACAATCTGGACAGATCACCACACCATTCACAGCCGCGCATGAATCGCGGCCTGTGATGTGGTGCAGCTCTAGCTGGCCTGTTTCGCCACAGACAGCACACCAAAAATGATCACGCCACAGCTCACGCACCCATGCTGGAAAAGGATTGTTCAGCTTCATAGCTCTGAAGATGCCAATGCATCAGCGTGCGTGTTATGTTTTCGCGCTGCCCACTGGAAATTGAATGATGTGAAGTGTGTGGTTGCTACTCCATCAGCCATCAAAGCCAGCCGCTGCAGATGTGGATGCTTTGGATGTGGCCGCCAGTATCCATTTTTATTTCCCCACTCTTTGGCCATCACGCTGATCACCATGTTGGAATCACCTTGCACAGTGACGTGTGTATCACGTGGCAATTCTTCATTGCGCAGCATCTGTGCCACTGCGATCAAGCCGCGGATCAATCCATGGTATTCCGCGACGTTGTTGCTCACGTAGCTTTCACCTGTGACCATTCCAGATCCTTCTTTGATGATTTGATCACCCTGCATGATCACAAATCCATAGCTTCCCTTGGCATTCTTCTGGCCATTGTTTTTGCAGCCACCATCAAAGTACATTTCCACAGCTATCATCGTTTCTGGTTTTCTAGCCTGTACACATCTTCATTCATTTTTTCACACAGTCGGAATAGATCATCAAATGATTCCGCATCGTCATTTTCGTCACACAAGATCGCATCTATCTTTTCTGAAATCTCACGCTTGGTATCAATCACGCCGTCACGATAACTGCGCAGCTTTTGCCGTGCAGATCCTATTCCATACGCCACTGCTGATGTGACCGTGATTGCCACAAAATAAAGTACCCACATTCCCACTATTGCTATCATTTCCATACTAAAACATTGTTTGTTGCTGGCCGTCTGGTTGCGCGTGGTTGCGATATTGCACCACGTATTCACCATCTTCATCCAGCATATCTGATAAGTTTGGCAGTTCTGCCAGTGTGCCAAAAGCAATTGGCTTCATCCGTGCGCCACCCTTCATGGCGTGCAGCGGATCAATTAGCACCACGTGTCTGAATTCTTGACCGTCAAAAAATACTTCACGCAATCGGTTTGGCAGTATTCGATAACTGCCAGATTTTTCCATCACCACACCTACATCAAAAAAACGTAGCTTGGCAAAGTTGGCGTATACAGTGCGATGCACCAAGCTGCCAACTTCACTGGTTTTGAATTCGTCTGTTTTCTTTTCTTTGCAATATAGCCACACGCGCCATAGTGTCTGCATCATTTCAGCGCTCAATTTTTCTTCACGCATATTTGCAGACTGGCGGCACGTTGGACAGTCCTGCTTGTGTTCTGTTTTTGCCATACATTCTCAATGTGTTAGCTCATAATGATCCCATCACTATGCTGCAATCTGATCTTCTTGATTCAGCCGCGCCAGTTCTTTTGCACTGGTTTTGAATAGCTCTGCCAGTGGCGGATATATTTCACCAATCATTGGTGACGTATCCATCCACTGCTTGTATTCTTCTGAATTTGGTGCGATGTATCCGTTTTCCATGAAATAATCCGTGCAGCGTTCGATGAATGCCATGAATCCTTTTTTGCTCAATTGCGTTGTGGATTTTGAAATCTTTGTCAGATCGCCATCCAAATCGCGCAGATACATTCCATGAAAGTTTTTCTTCAATAGCTCACGCGCTTCAATTTGGCTCATACGGCGGTATTGAAGCTGACTTGACCCATCTATCAGCTCCGCATGTTTTTGCTCAAAGATGGCGCATTTCTGCCCATCCATGACCTGTTCTGTGATGTCACCAGCTGGAATGAAGTGCTGCAGTGCAAAGTACGGTACAACCGCACCTTCAAAGAATCGCCGCATTTCACCTGTGACCGTTTTGTATTCTGCAACTTTCAAGTATCCGCCTTCATTGGCAGCAAGGAATTCACGCCATTGATTTCTGCGATTGCCGCAATCTATTTGACCTTTGATCACTTTGACTGTGAATTCATTTTTTGCCATGACTATAATTTGATTACTGCTTCAACTGCGCTTTTCAAGTTGGTGAATTTTTCCAGCCAATGTGCAGCTGTGCCACGCATCTTTTCAGCATCATCTTTGTGCGCAGTTATTTGCACAGTCAGACCATCCAGATCGCGCTTGGCAGTGTTCAGTTCCAACTGCAATTCATTGGCACGATCAGTAGCCTTGTTTCGCTCCACTTTCATCGCATCCATGTTGCGTTGGTGATCCTTCCGTTGCTGCGTGATGATTCCCTGCTTTGTGTTCAGCTCTGTAGCTGATCGCTTCAGCAGATCTTCATGCTTCTTTTTCCAATCGGTTCTTGTTGCCATAGTGATTTGGTTTGGTTGTGCCTTCAATCGTGTGAACAATACGGCTGTGGTAGGCGGCATTGTGGGTACACAGCAGCCAGTGATGATCGCTATCATTCACACGGTAGAAGGCACAAGCCTTCAAGTTAGTTTCTAAAATGGGATATCTTCTGGATTGATTTCTTCTTGCGGATAGTCTGGCGCTCCACCTGCATTTGCTGCTGGCGCTGGCCGTGCATTTCCGCCACCATTGTTTTCTTTTGGTTCAATCGGGAATAGTGAAAATGTTTCACTTCGATCATTCATCTCCATGATGCGGCTGATTGATCCATCTTCTTTGTGGAATTCCGTCATTGTACCGATCTGCGCCCAATGCGTCTTTTCTTCGTTGTTGCTGGTGTACTTTTTAGGATTGACTATATTGAATCGTTTGACTTGCATAGATTTTTTTATTTACTTCTTTATCAAGGCGGTAGACAGTGTGCAGTGCTTTGAATACTTGGTATCCAGTCACCAGATCTGCACGGCTCAATGTGGCGATGCCCATTGATCCAGCGGTAATCACGCTTCCATCCTTTCGTGTGTAATCATCTTTGACGATGTGCGCAATGATCGCGCCATCCAACTTTTCCCCGTGTTCTTCTTCATACGCCTTCAGATACGCACTGGCTTGGTAGAAGTGGCTGGTGTATACACCCTTGCTGGTTTTATAATCCAGCAGATATTTGCCGCCATACACATTGGCCAATTCATCTGAAGTTCCAACAAAGCGCTGCTTGCGGCTCATGACAGAAAATTCAGACTTCAAGAATTCTGGTTTTGCTTCTTCAATCCACTGATGGAATGAAGCTACACCATTGATCACCTTCTGATGATCGGCTGGCTCTAGCGCTTCCATATCTTCAGCATTCAGATCTGCTTTGCCTTCTTTGGAAAATTGTTCCGCGTATGCGTGAACAATACTTCCAACGCTGGCTGCAGCATCCTTCTTCACTGTGTGTGCTTGCTTGCCTTCAGTGATCATTGATACAAGATCATCTTTGCTGAATACTGATTCTGGATTTTCACCAGCTAGCTCCAGCATCTTTTCTTCAAAACAATTCACAGCCCAATGCACCAGCTGGCCAGACTTATCCAGCATGTTCAAAATTGATGATGGTGACGGTATCCATTCCTTCATGGCTTCACCATCTTCTTCAACGATTTTGTACCTGTGGCTGTTTGGGTAGAAGTCGATCTTGATCGCTCCATCATAGAATTCCATTGGTACGGTTTCAACTTTTTTTGCCATACTATTTTTTGGAATTATCAGCGTCAAATTGTTCAATCGCATCTTCAAGCTGCGCAATAGTCATTGCTTCAAGATCTTGTTCTGCATCCAGTTCACGTTCCTGCGCTTCAGCAATCAGCTGCTGCTTCTTTGTCAGCTTTGGCGCTGGTTTATCTTCTGCTGCAGGTGTGGCAGTTTCAGCTGGCGCTGGTGCGGCTTCAGTAGCTGCAGGCGTTGCTGGTGTCTTTGGTGCATCAGCATTCAACAATCCGTGGATGTAGTTGTAGTCTGGTGACACGTATTTTCCTAGCTTGCCAGTTCGATCCTTGCTGATGTACTTGGCGTTGCTGGCATCCATTGCAAGCACACGCTTTTCTTCACCATTCACACTGATGATCTGCATGAAGCCAACGGCATCAACCATGTTCACCAGTTCGGCAGATAGCTTTGTGGCAATCATTGGCCGCTTCACAAGTTGTTCATCATCCATGAATTCAGCAACGTGTGCTACAAGCACAATGTTTTTGCCAGTGTCACGCAGATACTTGATGAAGTTTCGCATCTCCTTCTTTGCCAATCCCCATCCAGCAGCCGTCAATGATCCGTCACCTTGGCGGTTCTTTGATCCGATGATCGTTTTGCCATCAATCAATTTTTCCATCGCTTCACCAATTGGATCAACAATGATCGTTTCGTAGTTTGGAATCATTCCATGCAGCTGCTTCTTATCTTCAGCTGTCAGCCAGTCTTTGAAAACTGCTACATCCAATTCAATCCCACGCTCCCCAAAATACTTCGATCCGTTTTCAAAATCCAACAGCAATGGCTTTGGAAATGATGCAGCAAAAGTTGTTTTTCCAACTCCACCTTCGCCGTATACCATCATCATCATGCTGGCCACGCGCGGCTGATCTTTTGTGTTTTGTACTTCCATAAATCTCAATGATTATTTTTATAATTCGTCTAGTGTGCAAATGCAATCTTGTTCGCCAATGTCAGCAGTGTGCGGTTCATGTGGATATACCTGTGCTTGTGTACGCACTATCCCTTCGCCGCCGCATTCGTCACATTCTGGATCGGCATGTTTCATAGATTCTCAATGGTTATCTTGTAATACCTGTATTGTACACATCACTTGTGTACGATGCAAGTGGCCATGCTGTGGATTACTTTTGGCCAAGCACCTTCTGCGCGTATGGTGATCCAGCTTCAATCTGCGCATACTTGCTTTTCATCAGCTCATGCAACGGCACGGCTAGATCCGCTGTATCTCCAATCTTGCCAACGTGCTGCGCTGTCACCATGATGTTTTGCATCTTGGCCATGATCCCTGCCTTGTGAATATCATTCCAGTCAGCACCAGTGATTCGATGCGATGGATTCCATCCCATTGTGGCGATGTAGTCTGGCACGATTCGGCGGATATCTTTGGCCATCAATGACAGACCGCCAGCAAAGTTGCCGCGCATGTCTGGATTCACAGTCGCTTGATTGAAAAGGTAGTACGCTTTGTGCGCTTCCTTGGCATCAATCGTATATTCTTGATCTTCACGGAAGCCGCAGATCACTTTGATTTTGTATTTTGATTCCATACTTTTTTGATTAGAATGCAACTTGACTGGCAGCACCCTGCTTTTTGTTTCGGTATCGATCCACAGCATTTTCTAGTGTGACCCATTTGTCACGCAGTTGGCAAGGCGTGGTGATATTCGGAAAAAAGTCAGTGACGTTGCTTCGCGGCAAAAAACTGACACGCTTGATCACTTCTTCAAATCCGTATTCTTCAATCAAAAAATCAGCTGCTGCACGTTGTGCCGTGTTGTTGTAGTAAAGTTTGTTTTTTGGATCTACTACTTCAAATCCTTTGATCACATCTGCGCCTAGTGTCGTGAATTTAGCTTCTGACTTTTTCGGTTTTGACCCTTCGCGGCTTGCCGCGGGTTTCTTGTCTATCCTATCCTTACCTAACCTAACCTGTGTATCCGATTTGTATACAGTTTGTATACACGCATGTGATGCTGATGAATACGCTTTGTTGGGCTTCACTTCCAGTGTGGCAAAATGCTCCCCGTACACTGTCGGCGTGTACCTATCTTTGGGAATGTTGTTGTTCATTTTCCAGTGCTTCACAACACAAACACCATCATCAAATTGCAGCACAAATCGCTTCGCAATCAGAATCTTCAGATCATCTTCAGCTGATGAAAGTGCGCGCATCAGCCGCTTTGGTGACGATAGAAATCCATCATCATCAGCGTGCATCCCCATGTGGAAATACAGCGCTTGTGCGGATAGTGGCATTTCAACAAACGCATCAGAATCCACAATGTCTTTTGCAAACATTCTTCTGTTGGCCATAGTTTCTCAATGATTATCCAATAATACAAAAAGCACTCTGCGAAAGACAGTGTGATGATGGCGTTTGGCGCGCCATGGGTTTCCCCTCTGTCCTTCGCGGAATGCTTTTTTGGTTGTGCCAAAAGTATATACACATGAAGTTCATCACCCCTTCCGCTGTGTACAAACAGAATAGCATACTGCATCAGATGCCTATGCTGTGGATATGTGGAAAACAAAAAAGCGCCCATGTTCGCACAAGCGCTTTTTCGGATCTCCGTGGTGTGGGATCTAAATGTTGATGCATCTCCACTTGCACCGTGATCAATAATACATGATTTTTCTGTAGCACGTCCACCAATCTCCATGGCCAGCGGCAACATGCTTGGCCAGAAAATTGATACTGAATTCTGGATCAGTTGCTTGCGCGTGTGAAATTGTTGGATGATGGGGAAGTGAAATCTGCACCAAGCCAAATGACTTTTCTTGATCACCTTTGAAGATCCCACGCGCCGCATCTGTGAAGTGATAGATGTGACGCGATTGCAGATCTGGATCACGCGGCGCATTTTCACAACTGATCACTGCATCCAGAATCCATCTGGCCACTCCATACGTTTCGGCTGCCTGTGAAATTAGCTGATCTATTGTTGCACTCACATCTTCTGTGGCGCTCATTTCCGCAGCAAGGGAAGTGGAAGCGGTAGAAGATGATGAATGTATCATCTCAATTGCAATCGCATCGCTGTGGTCATCCTGTGACGTTTCAGCGTGTGCGATCTCCGCAACGTGTGCGGTAGATTGTGGCATCAGCATGATGATAGATAATACTGCCACAATCGCAATGATGATTTTGATTGTTTGTTTCATGATTTGCGATCTTTGCCAGCCGTGATTTGCTCATTGCATCGCTCCTTCTATTCTACCATCAGCAGCATCACTTGTTTGCTAAATAGTGTGCAGTGTTTTCAGCTCTGGTACACCACTCCAGATTTTCTAATCTATTGTCACCTTTGATCAAGTTTTTATGATTCACAAAAGGTTTGTTTTCTTTATTTTCTAAAAAAGCAGCGCACACTAATCTGTGTATATATATTTTTTTGTAAACACCAGACTTTGCCAAAGTTACTCTTTTGTATCCCTTGTATGTGATTTCTGGTTTTAGAATTGTTTGTTGGTATGTCTGCGGATGATCAATTCCGTTTGGATATAAAATTGTAGTCATGCTTTTTACGTTTCCAAAGTTGCTGATCATGTAGCGATCTTCAAACTCAATTACTGGTTTGTATATTTCTTTCATTTTTTTATTGTACCACTTCCCTAGACCACTCCCCTTTCCAAGTGATGTATCACTTTGACCCCTTCTGAAGCGAAAAGGGACACACACGGAAGTGGGGAAGTGACCCCACAAGTACACGAGATACGTTGAAAAATAAGGCTCTTTGCTACCTCGACACAAAAAAGCCACACATTGCTGTGCGGCCTTCTTGGATTGAGTGAACAACCATTGAGAATGGCATCTCTGCCTTTTCTATTGTACTACGCCTTGGCTGTTTTCCCACCCTTCTTTGGTGTGGATGCTTCATCGGCAGTTGTAGTTTCTGCTGGTGCAGCTGCCTTTGTTTTGGTTTCGGTTTTGATGCCGTTGCCCTTCCCCATTCCAACAAGTTTTTTGTACTCATTGGCTTCTACTGTTTCGCCTACACGTCCAGCTAGTTCTGGATTGATGGCAACATCATCTTGTGTGATGGTTGTGTAATTTTGTGACATGATACTTTGCAAATATGAATTAGCCGCCTACTTGTAAATCTTGACGGATCACTGGCTGACGGCGCGCCGTGACCGTTGCATCTTTGGATGTAGATCCCCTGCTTCCAAGAAAATCATGAACGTAGTTTGATCCACGTCCAATCACCAGACCACTCATGATCTGGCCAACAAATGGAATTGCTGATGCGATTCCAAACACGCTGGCTAGCAGATCAATGTTGAATAGTAGTGCCACAATTATACCAAATACAAGTGCCACGTACTTCAGATACTTCCGTGCTTTTTCTGGTACTCCGCTGAATAGGTATTCAACAAATCCTTCTACAAATGTTGCCAGTAAGATGGCTGCTGCGATTATTTCCATGATGAATTTATTATGATTGTAATTGGCCACGCCGTGCCGCTTCTTGAAGCATCAGCTTCGCCAGCATCAGCAGCGCTTCAGTATCAATGGCAGCAAACAATGTGGCTGTATCAATGATCACTGGATCTGGTTCTGGCGGCGCTACTGGATCTGGTTCACGATCACCTTGCAACGCATCCAAGCACTGCCATCGGTAGTCGCGCACTTCAGCTGGCTTGTGATCTGAAATGTCTATGTGGCTGAAAATGTTGGCTGCAGAATAGTGTACGCCTGTATGCTGGCCAATGATCTTTGCCAGTCCAACAAATGCTACTACTTGATCATCTGTCAGCCGCGCCTGTGCGTTGCGCGCAAATGCGATCCCGATTGATAATCGGTTTGGATTCTCACCATTGAAGAATGCTTCAACTGCGGCAGTTGGGTTTGAATAGATCCCTGCGTGCCACGCACTGCAACCAAATGGTACTAGTTGGTATATCTTGCCGTCTGAAGCAATGATGAAGTGGTATGACAGTTCAATCTGATCCAGCCATGCCCACGATCCAAGCCCTGCATCATCGCCACGTGTGGTGTGAAGCACCAATGACTTTGGAGAATTGCCAGTCCACCATTGCGGCGATGCGCTGCCGTTATCAAGCAGCTTTTGTTCAATTTCGATTCCGTACGCTTTGACTGGCTTTGCCTTCCGCGTTTCAAGCTCTGGCAATCTACCCCACTGAAGTGATCGCCAAGCTAGCAATGGTGTCGGCGTTTTGACGTATCGCCGCGGCTTCAGCTTCTTTTCTTCAGCTTTGGTATACAGTCGATCATATCCATAGAACATGGAATGTGTCAGTGCAATTGATGATGCACCAAGAATGCCATTGAATCCGTGACATCCTTCATGCCACACTCCAAGCGCTTCTTCTGGCAATTCAGACACTGGCGATTCATAACGATGTGACGTTTGGTATCTGCCATCTTCACTCCATCGGCCATAGCTGACCACTTGGCCGCCAACAGTCCGCTGCTGACCCCACAACGTATTGCGCAATCCAAGATCACGCCATTGATCATCATCCATGTGCAGGTGAATCCAGTGATAGTCTAAACGATTCACAGCAGCCTTCAGCCACTTTTCATCAATGTCTTTGTCAGATTCAAGCACAGCGCCATCCAGCATGTTTGGGATGTATGCAAATTCCGTCACAATATTCAGCTGATCTGGAATTCTCATGATGCCATCAGCTTGCGTTTGACGATCAATCAGATCATCAGTGATTGGCTTTGCGCTCACAACAAGTCGGTACAATGTTTTCATATTTATATTATAGCATCAGATGCTTCTAGTCTGGTTGAATAACGATGTCTACATCTTCAAGCAGAATCGGCTGCAGTATTTCATCTTCAATGAATTCAATTGGCTGGATCTTTGCTGGTAACACTTTATATTCTGCAAAAAATGTTTCTGGATATTCCTTCAGCTCACCGTTTGGCATTCGGAAAAAGTATGTGATCTGCCATCCACAACGCTCACCAATGTGTTTGCGCAGCTCTGTGCGCAGTGAATCACGGATCGGAAGCCGCCAATTCACTCTGGTGACTTCTTCACCTGTGTTTGGATCAACCTTGCGTTGGATTGGTACGCCACGATCAATGTGGATCAAATCATCATCCACGCTGGCCAATTTTATGTAGTCACCAAAATCTTCATCAAAGCATTTTGGCTCATGGTATATATCAGCAATGAAGTTGCGATCCACTGATCTGAATGTGGATGCCAGCTGCTGATCTTGATTGATCGGCCAATCTTGGATTGTGATGGCTGATACTTCAACATAGCGATCCAGTGGGAAAAAGTACACAGCATTACTGCTCACAGTTTGCCATGTGTATGAAGCACCATTGATGAACAAGAAGGCGGCCAGCAAGGTGATTGCATAGCTACCAACTGGATTCTGAATGTTTTTTTTCATTTATTTTTTGTTAGCTGTGCCGCGGCTGCTGATTGCAGCATCAAAGAATTTGCCAGCCATCACGCCTGCATCCACTCCATAGAATGCCAGTGCGGAAGCGATCCAGAATGCAACAGCGGTTGTGCTGATGTTCAATTCGATCAGCACTGAAAATGGTGCGATGATGATCCCCATGAATACAACGGAAGCGTGTGCGATGTGCGGCAGATTGATATCATCGCCACGATGTTTGCGGTTGTATAATACACCGCAAATGAATCCAACTGTGAAGATCACGGCAGCGGCTACAGCAAAAAGGGGATTGAATGACACTGTGATATCCATAGTACCAACATTATACCATTGTGCTACACACTAGATTGGGCTTCCTGTATCTAAGATGCGGCTAGCGTTTGCACCCTGCAGCACTTCACCAGCACGCACTTGCATTCCACCTTCAACAAGGTTGCCATAAATTCTCATGTTGGTATCACTACTAGTGTTTGCGATCATTAGCGGACATGGCGCGATAGCGTTTGTAGCAAAACTGATCAGATCTGATACTGCACCCCGTGCGCGCACCAGTCGCGCTGTAGTGGCCGCCAGACCAACAAGCCGCTTGATAGTGCCTTCACTGGTAGAAATTTCACCAAGCGTGTCTGATAAAAAGTATTCAGATCCTGCTGTCAGTGTCAGACCGTGACCATCAGTGATTAGTTGAATATCTATATCTACTGTTGCATCAAGTGCTGCAGCAGTTTTTGCAAAGCCAATAAAATTGATTCGCTCATTTGCTTCAGCTGCGCTGGTTTTGTAAACTTTGAATGCTTCAAAATTTGGTTTTGGTATATATCTAACAATCAAACCAAATAGATTGGATCTTGCTTGCCAATTTCCACCAATAAATTGTTCTGCGCCGCTACCTGTTGTAGATGATGATGTCCATCCAATATTTCCATTTTCTGCTCTGACGTGAACGTAATATGTTTCACCAGCCACCAGCGTCACATTGCTCAAATCAATAGTTTTTACATTACTATTGCCTTCAGCGTGTAATTGTGTTACTATTTCAGCACCTTCACGTGTAGATCTCAAAGAGATAACACCACCATTGCTTTGCACTCCAACACTACCAACGTATACCGTCATATTCACCATGGATTCCATATTGGATGGAATAGTAAATGATTGGATCATAGCACCATTTGATCCAGCAATTACTGATGAATTTGCTGATGCTGAAAAAGCGTTTTCTTCTGGTTCATCCTGTTGATACGGTTTTATTGCTACAGCGTCACCAGCAGCAATTGCTTCACCAGCAATAAAATCTCCATCTAGTTGGAAGTCAGCTGATTTGATTCTATTACCTTGCTTGATCATGATGGTGTGATAGTTATTGTGTATTTTACCATGACATCTTCTAGCGATGCTTTGGTGAATCCGTCTGGCGTATTGATCAGCACCCGTGTGAAGATCCTTGTATCATCAGTGAACACACCAAATTCATGATATGTACCATTGGCAAGCTCATTGTCAGTGGCAAAGAATTCCAGTTCGATGCTGGTTGTAGATGGTGATTGCTTGGTGCGTGCTATTGTGGTGACTGGTGCAGCAAGATCTGTTTCAGTTCCAGTGACCGCGGCTGTGCCTGTGCCAATTTTGGATTTGGATAGATCCAGTGAATAGGTTTGATCGCCACCAAACTGCCGCATGATTAGATTCACGCCGTATCCTGCAGCTGCCACAATCTTATTTTTTTGACTGTGTACACGCTTCACTTCGCCAGTCACAGAATCAAGCACACGCATTTCCATGTGTCCTTCAATCGTCACTCCATCTTTTTTTCTGATGATTGTTTTCATACTATTTTGCAGTGAATTTAGAATCAGCTTCTTCAGCTACCTTGGCATCTTCAAGCATTTCCTTCAACATATCTTTGCGATCACGGAATTTTTCAATGTTACGATTGCAGATCTGGATCTGTTTTCGGATCTCTTTTGGATCAATCATGCGCCGTGACTTCGACACTTCAGCGGTTTCAACCACCATCTTTTTGCCTGTGCGCACGTTGGTTTGCACATCCCATTTCTTTGATTGTTTTACTGAAGCGCTTTTCATATCTATATTTTACCATTATCCAAAGCTAGCAGCGCCATACTCTGCAGTATTGCCAGTCAGATCACCTTCTGGATTGTCGTACACATAATCATTCGGCTGGCCTGCGATAGAATCCAGTGAATCAGATATCACTGCCCTGTCAGCAAATTCAAGATATGTCAGCAGTGATTCCTGCTCACCTTCAGACAGTTCTTCTTGCAGCAATAGCCGCTGCATGATGGCAATGATCCCCACTGTTTTCAGTGTAGCCAGATCCACTTCCCACAAATACTTTTCCACAATGTCACCTTCAACCACATCATTGATCACGCTGAAGCTGACTTTTTGAATCAAGAAATCTTCTGCGATGCCACGCAGATCTGAATTGATATTGATGATTTGACCAGACCGCAATCCGCCAACGTGTGTGCGGAATGATCCTTCACTGATCTGACCACCGTATGCTTGCAGCTCCGCCAGCGCACGTTCCACAGCTTGACCCCGTGACTTGATCGTTTTATCCACAATACTGAATTCAAAGCGTCCAAATTCGCCAATGGATACTGGTGAAGGCACGTTCACAAGAATAGGGAATAGCGGTATTCCTTCAATAGTGACTTCAGCATCTGTGGCTGGCTCATTGCCATCCGTAAATTTGATATACGTTTGATTGAAGTTCCACTGCACTTCAAAATCAGCATCTTCACTTTTGAAGTCAACACCCACTGTCTGTGCGATGCCATCCACTTCCACATCTGGTTGCTCTGCAAACTTGTTGGCCAGTGGGAATGTGGTTTGACCTTCTTCTACAACATACGTTTCAATCCGCGGTTCACCACGTTCTTCACCACCCTGCACAAAGATGCTGTTTCGGATCTGTGATATATCTTTGGTGACTTCAAGTGATTCAAACACATAGTTGGCTGAATCATCAGCGATATTGAATGCAGATGTTTTGCTGTTTTTCTGGAAAAAATGCAGATCTTTGTTGTAGTCGATATACCAGCTGTAATTGATCAGCCCTGCCAATTTATTGATGGCATCGCTCAATGGGATTCGGTTGAATGCAATTGAATCAATCTGCACATCTGCCGCGGCGTTCGCCATTGTGAAGCCGTCACCATAGTCAGCCATCAGCGCTGTGATGATCGCGTTGGCTGTCATATCTTCAAAACG